AGGGGCCCCGGCGCAGTGCAGTTCATCCATGTCCACTCTGTTTGTTTCCCCTTTCCGGGGGGAATAGATTGGGTGGATGTGATCGGGAGGAATTAACCTCCCAAACTGGAAGGAGCTCTGGCTCGTTGTGGCAGATACCAAGCGAAGAGCCTTGCCATTTTATTATGGCTTAGGCACTTGTCGCTGGTCACTGGATAAGAGACATCGTTTTACGGGTGAAACCGTACACGAAGACTCGAATCCGTATGTGGTCAACGATTCGCCGAAGGATCCGTCACACTTGCAGGGGACACAGGTGACTGTGTCCGAGAACCATCCGCTATGGAGGACCACTCACGTGAGTCCGCCAGGCGATGTGGGCGGGGACTTTTTCAGTGAGAAGAAGTACGTTCTTCCGGTGGTAACACCGAGAGTTCGTGCTCGATCTGACTGGTCTCAGGCTAACTACCCATATGAAATTCGGCACGTTTATGACGGGCCGGTTCATTTGGCAGAGATCCTGCAGTCTAGCAAATCTGCCTTCCCCGATTCGGCGTCGAGTAGTAGTTCACGACTCAACGCTTACGGGGCAGAAGCAATTGCTAATTGCGCCCCTGCTCAACCTACTGCGAACTTGCTAACTTCGTTAGCAGAAGTCTACCGGGAAGGTCTGCCCAAGATCATTGGGAGAGACACCTGGCAGAAGAGAACCGAGGAGGCTAGGGAGCTTGCAAAAGCTCCTGCATCCGAGTTTCTCAACTATCAGTTCGGTATACTTCCCCTTATCGGTGACGTTTCTGACTTCGTCAAAACCGTCATTCGCATGGACAAGCTGTTGCAACAGTATGTCCGTGACAATGGTAAGGTAGTTCGTCGTAAGTTTGTTTTCAAGCCAGAAGTGTCGATTTCCGAAATAACGGTTACTCCGAATACGCTCCCAGGAATGGGAGCTAACGGGGCACTCGTTCAGGATTTCTCGACGCTTCCAAGAGGGCAAGTTGTACGTCGTCGTGAGACGACGGTTAACAGATGGTTCTCTGGCGCATTCGTGTATCATCTTCCGCAGACTTTCTTTGCGGAGCTGTATACGCCGTTTGCGTCAAAGTTTCAGGTCCTCCGAAGATTATTCGGTTTGGAGCTGACTCCAGATGTTATTTGGGAACTTACCCCTTGGAGCTGGGCTATCGATTGGTTTTCCAATACGGGCGATGTATTACACAACGCCGGCGCTTGGGCCAATGGTGGTCTGGTTATGAAGTATGGGTATATCATGGAACACTCTGTGGTCCGTGATACCTATACCTACATTGGACCGATCCGTCTAATAAACGGACCGACCGATGTATATCCGTCTCCTGTTACTATAGTCGTTGAGACTAAGCAGCGGAAGGCGGCGAACCCCTTTGGGTTTGGAATCACTCTGGATGGTCTCTCGACTCTCCAGAAATCCATTCTTGCTGCTGTCGGCATAAGCCGTCTGCGGTAAGAGATGAACGTGATGCGTCAAACGCCGATTGGGGCTCAAGACCTGAGCCCTAGGAGTGATGCCTGTGGCATTTGCCGACCCTCAATCCATTACCATTAGTGCCGCAACCTCTCCCCTGCCGAGAACTTTCTCGTCGGGCGATGAGTCTGCGTACACTAGCGCTGACGGATTGATCAGACTCTCCGTTAACCATTCCCTCGTGAAACAGGGAAGGGCTAGGAGAGTTCTGCGGATCGACCATTCGAAAGTTACCTCGGATCCGTTTAAGCCTTCGGAAAACGTGAAGGTATCGATGGCGAATTACATCGTCTTCGACCTTCCGCCCGCGGGCTATACGAATACCGAGGCACTGGCCGTCTACACGGGTTTCAAAACCCTGTTTACGACCGGTTCCGATGCGCTCATCGTCAAGTTGCTTGGCGGTGAGTCGTAGTGAGGGTCAGATGGAGCCTCTTGTGAATGAGCCCTTTACAGGGCCTTTCACAGACTATCGATCTGATCGCCCACGGCGTACTGAGTACGTCAATGGACTGAACATTCATATTTCAGTTAGCTATAAAACGCTACTGATTGTGTTTGCTCTCTTCACTGTCGCATCTCGGATGCTGAATCTTATCATCGATTATATCGAATGATGAGATTGCTGACTTCGAAAGGAGTCACTCCGTGGTTACTAGTTACTGGTTTGTTGTCGAATCAGTGGTAGATCTCCGCAATAGGAGAGCCATTGCTCGACCTCACCTGGTAAAATTTATATTTTACCACAACTAGTAGTAAATGTCATCAGGCTAGGCATTCCATTACCTTCCTCAGAAAGGAGGGGTGGATGAAAAGGCTGATGTCACTCTGGTCCAGATTAGCAGCGGAAGCTGCCGATCAATGCTGCACTAGCGCCAGCTACGACATTAATACCGTCGTAGCGCGTGTCGAACATGAGGGGCTATCGTTTTTGACGATAACCCTACCTGACCTAGGAAAAGCTACCCAAAAGTGGCTTGACCAGGGTCGGGTGACTAACCACTCTTCTTTCAGAAATGAAAGAGGAGGAAGTTTCCCTGTATTTCTACAAGGTTTCTTCAGTCGTGTGTTCGACCGGAGTAGTGGCTTGTTGCTCGATGATCCTTGCGTCGAGTCCATTCGTGCCATCCGCCAGCTAACGCTGATGTTTGGCAAGATTTCTTTGCCTTGCTCCCCAGCAAGACAGAGAAGGGCTCTACGCAATTATCTCGAGTGTGAGCTCGAAGTCAGGGAATCTGATGCTTGTCTCACTGAGAGAGATCTCAGTGAGTTTCAGGCTATGTCAGATTTGCTATTTGGTACAGTCTTTTCCGAGGTAGATAGAGATATCTACTATGGTAGGATTGTACCTAAGCATGGCCCAGGATCTACCGCTGATGGACTTTCTGGAAACAGAAAATTCAATCAAGCGGTCTGGACCACCCGTCTCGAAAACGCCGGCCTATCGGCCGGTGAGAACGTCCTTCCCAATTGGCGTTATTTTGACCAGTTGGATGGGATTGACTTCGACGAACCTGGTTCTGAGACACCTGTTAAGGTTGTCTTAGTCCCTAAAACGTTGAAAACTCCTCGTGTGATTGCTATGGAGCCCACCTGCATGCAGTATATGCAGCAGGCGGTCCTCCGTAGCTTTCTTGAGCACTTCTATCAGGATGACTTCCTGACGAAGGTTATCGGATTTGACGACCAGGTTCCTAACCAGGAACTTGCTCGTTCTGGTTCGCTTGATCAGCGGACCGCAACACTCGATTTGAGTGATGCTTCCGATAGAGTTTCCAATCAGCTCGTCCGGAGAATGTTGAATCGGTATCCCCATTTATTTGGGGCTGTCGACGCAACACGCTCTAGGCGGGCTGTCGTGCCTGGTCACGGCTTAATACGCCTGGCCAAGTTCGCGTCTATGGGTTCAGCACTTTGCTTCCCTGTTGAAGCGATGGTATTCACTACATTGATCTTCATGGGGATTCAGAGATCGCTCAACACGTCACTTTGTCGGAAAGATCTTAATGACCTTTCCGACTCGGTGCGTATCTATGGGGACGATCTAATTGTCCCTGTAGACCATGTGACCTCCGTTGTTCGTATGCTTGAGCATTTTGGTGCCCAAGTAGGGACGAGCAAGTCTTTCTGGACCGGAAGGTTCAGAGAGTCTTGTGGTAGGGAGTACTTTAATGGGCACGATGTTTCAATAACTCGTGTCCGGCAAGCGTTTCCTACACAACGGCAGGACGTAACCGAAGTCGAATCACTCGTCTCTCTACGTAATCAACTCTATTTGAGTGGTTACTGGAAGACGTGTGAATGGTTGGACGACATTCTAAGGAAGCTGCTTAAAGGCAACTTCCCAGTCGTTCTTCCTACTTCTCCGGTGTTGGGCAGGGTGAGTTTTCTCGGTTACCAAACCGAGAGGCTTCACCCAAGCCTTCATAGCCCTCTTGTCAAGGGCTATGTAGTGAAGGCCAAACCCCCTAGCGATAAGCTAGAGGGGGCTGGTGCCCTTCTTAAGTGTTTGCTCAAGTTGGACACTGACGCTAGTTTAAGGGATTCAATTCCCTGGCGTCAATCCGACACAAATCCCATCGACTTTAGCCTCACGGCATCGTCGAAGGGTGATCTTGGAGAAATCCAAGTCATGAGCGACCACCTAGAACGTTCTGGACGTCCCAAGTCGTCTAGCATGAAACTTGGGTGGAGATCACCCCTTTAGGGAG